TCGTGAGGTTGTTCACCTTCAGAGAATCGGGCTACACGTTCTGGCGTAAAAGAAAGACTGTCATTGGAAGGTAGGGAAGCCACCAGTTCCTTATCGAAACCCATAGCCACAAGTTCACCACGAGTAACCAAACGGCGGTGAGCAACGAACGGGCTGTCTTGGATATTCCTAGCACGCTTCGAGATAAGGAATTCTTCAGGTGGGACATTCTCAATCTTTACAGTGCCGACTTCGTTTCGTTTCTGCACTTGTACCGAATGCTTACGCATAACCATTCCGGTCATGCCATCAATCATTTCCTCGGTATCTTGGCCGACTACTTCCAGAGTCCCATCTGACAAAAGCATTACCAGTTCATCATCGGTTAAATCCCGATAAGTCTCTTTGGTAATGTCTACCTTGTTATCCCAATAGGTTTTAACGATACCTACTTTTTGGAGTAGAGCATCGAAAAACCAGTTACGCATAATCAGGAAACCTTCGTTATCCCGATTCAGCACCCAGTTGCAGTAGTCAGTAGCCTGCTTGGCAGCTTCCTCATCACCTGGCGATACCGGCTCAAACCGCACCACATCGTCTGTGCTGAACACGCGCATGAGTTGTGGTAGTGCACCATCAATTACCTCTGCGACCTCACCAGTAACAATCTGAGAGCGTCCCTCGACCTCATTACCGTATGGGTCACGCAGATATGCAGACAAAGCCTGACGGCGTTGCTCAGTGGTCTCTGATTCCAGATAACCGACTGCACCATCAATCTCGGATTCGATTAGCGACTTCAGCGAATATGCGTCCATTAAACCACCCACGATGAATTTATATTAAGAGGCTTATCCCAACTGGAAGTGCCTTCGTTTAGTCCGATAGCCAGATATCTGAATGCGTCAGCAGCGTGACTAGACCAGTCATGTAGCGGCCTATCATAAAAGACTGCTCTCTTTTCGTCATATTCACGACGATAGTTTCTTAGTGCGTCTACTCCGACCTTTGCATTATCAGAATCGAACCAGCAGCGAGGCAGTAATTGTCGGACAGCCTGAATGCCATCTGCGACTGATAATCGCGGAGCGACTGTTATCTCTAGTCCAGCTTCCTCTAGCATCTCTTTCCGAGATTTACCTGTGCCAAGTTCCCTCACCTGTACGTCATGAGGAAGAATCTGTACGGCATGGGCGTATCCGTTATCCCGTAGCCATTCGACGTAGTGGTCTAGACCGACACCATGGTTCTCGTGATAGTCGATTATGCGGACCTCTTTAGAAGCGATTTGAGCGACCCAAATAGAGGTGCTGTCACTCATCCCTAAGTCCCATCCGCAGAATGTCGTAGCGAGGCTCTCATAGCCTATAGGACATATTCTGGAGCGACTCTCTAGGTCATTAATCAGCTCCCCATAATAGGAACCCGTCACTGGTGCTGAGAATGAGCACTCGAACTCTTGCGAATACTTGTCGTCGCCCATTTCCTTTCGGGCTGATTCCAATTCCTTTGGGTCGAGTATCCCTGTCTCACTAGCCTTGAATTCAAGCAGCGACCAGTCATCAGAGGATGCTGCTCTATCTCTGAAGTCTGCGAAGTGATTACGCCCTTTGGGCGTACCTAGAAAGAGTGCGAATCCTTTTCGGTCAGCCAGTGCCGGTCGGATAATCTCATTCCATATCTTCGGGTCTTGGTCGGCAATCTCATCAATGACGACACCATCGAAGTATTGTCCACGAAGGCTATCTGGATTATCGCTACCGTATAGCTGAATCCGTCTACCGAAAAAGTCTGCCTTCAATTCACTGACATTTAACTTTGCGTCAAGAGGTCTAGTGAACTGTTCTAGATAATCCCATGCGATTCTCTTGGCCTGTCCATAGGTCGGTGCAATGTACGCATATCGAGGATTGTCATTGCCACACTTTAGCGCAGAGTGGATTAGCTGATTGATTGCTGCAACAGTTTTACCCATTCGACGATGAGCAACGACTACAGTAAATCGATTGGCAGCAACCGCTTTATGGATAGACCTTTGAGGTTCTCTTGGTCGATATCCAGTATCTATAACACGTTCACTCATCAATGCCAGACACTACCTTGATAGAGAGTGGGCCGCCACCGTCACCCGTCACTTCAGTACGCGCCAACTTCGGAATGTGATACTCAGACAGCTTAGCCATAATCTCAAGTGCTCGGTCTGGCTGCGCCTTCACCTTCAGCGACTCATCGCCGTAAGCAACCATTTGAAGCCATGAGTCCATATTCTCGCCATTGCGCTCTAGCAGGTTAGCGATGGCCTCTCTGACAGTGCTAGTGGACTTGTTAGGCACTCCCTTTGGCCTACCCATGCCAGCATTAGGCGGCTTCCTATTGCTCACTACTTTGTTGTGAGAATCATTCTCATTCATGTTCACACCTATAAGGTCTTTGTTGTTCAACTATAAGAAACTCTGATACACGCGCTCTGTTTTTTGTGTTCCAATACATCTACGGCAGCGATTCGACTGCTACTACACGGGAGCCTCAAAATGACTACTGATACTACTTATAACGGTTGGACTAACTACGCAACATGGCGAGTTAACCTTGAACTTGTGGATGGTCTAGACCCGACTGTCTTCTGCCAAACTGGTGCAGATACTCCAGAGCACATCCTAGCCGACAACATCCAGTGCTATTGCGAGGACTACATAGACGAGACTAGCCACGGTCTCGCCAGAGACTATGCCCTCGCATTCCTCGCTCAAGTTAACTGGCGCGAGATTGCCCGTAACCTAATCTCTGCATACAAAGAGTTTGCGTAATAAGAGACGCCCTCGCGTAGGGCGTCAATCCCTTTTGATACTATCTCAGGGAAGTTGTCACGTTCGAGACTATAAGCATTCCCTTATACCGTCCATAAGCAAACGGTATAACCCATAACCCAAAATTGTGTTCTACTAACTACACGGCATTTATGCCGGATTACACGGAGATTAAATCATGGAATATGTTGACAGCACTGACGAACTTGCATACATCACTAGCCTTGAGCAGCAGAATAAAGAATTGCTCGCAGCACTCAGGAACCTGATGTTCGCGGCAGGAAAGTATCAAAGTCTTGTTATTAAGTATCCAGACGAATTCTGGGGCGCAGTGAGCGCCATTGATAAGGCAATGTACGAGGCTGTTAAATGAACGAACTTCTAGGATACCTTGCGACTGCTACCCTAGTCGCCCTTGTCACCCTGCTAGCCATATATCAGTTCTAACTCTAGCCCCTTCGGGGGCTAGTTTGCTTTCGGTGTCATGAGTGATGCATTGAGATCGCCATCATCATCTATCCATAGACCGAACACTCTCTGGTCGTCCAGTTCAAGATAGATATCACCATCATCTACATCTACTCCCTCAATCGTTCTGCCCAAGAGGGACTCGAAAATTTCTTCTGGTGTCATGTCCGCCTCATGGTGCAATAAATCTTGTCTACCGCAGTCGGAGTTCTAAGAATACTTGCCATATCGCCTTTCAGTGTTTCCCCGAAAGCAGATTTCTTAAACTGAATTGACAAGACTTCAAACCTATCTGAATCCGGCCATCCCAGATACCATGCCCAGTCAGCATAGTATATAAAACTCATTTCGTTAAATCGTCTAACATGAGTCGGGTCTTGGTCTGCACCTAGACTCAGCCAGTAAGGAACGCCAATCTCCATCGTGCCGCCCTTACACAATAGGTCGCGGCAGTTAGTCATAGCTGTTACTAGGTCGGGAATATGTTCCAAGCAATCGTGCGTGACGATTCGCTTAAACATTCCTTTTTCAATCTTGACGGGGCCGAATCGTTTTGTATCGACTGTCTCGCCCCATTTGATATTCGTAATATCGCATAGCCAATCTGGATTTACTCGCTCCAGAATATCGGCGTTGAAAAACTCCGGCATGAAGTGTCTGCCGGAACCTAGGTGCAGCGTATCAGGCAATGCCATCTAGGAATTCCTTAACGTCTTTTATCACTCGACTATCGGAATAGGTTGCCTTTACTTGCTCTCTGGCTTCCTCCCACTTATCAGATAAAAATTCTTTCTTCATCTGATTTAGAACGATTCTTGCTTCGTCTACATTGTGTGCAGTGTACCTATAGTCTTTTAAGTAAAGCGGTACATCATTGTCCATGCTAGTAAGTACGGGAACTCCGCATATGGCAGCAGTCCATATCTTTAGGGGCGGTTTGTATGCCTCTCTGACGCTCTGACGTAGCGTGTAGTGCGCTGAAAACTTGCTCAGGATACCTACCCCTTGCTCGTAGCAAGAAACGCACTGTACGCCCTCTGGTGCAGCCGTGTTACTTAGAGTCCCGTAATACCCAATAGCAAACTCGCTCGGAGTGCGTAGCCCTCGCGGGATTCTTGTGTCGACAAGATGCGTAATGTAGTGGCCTTTCTGCTGACTATGTATCGACCATTGATAGTCAGTTTCTATCGGACAGTAACCATCGATAGGGTCAGCAATTACTACATTGTTATCTCGCAAAGTCTTTAATTCTTTTTGCGTGATTAGTGGCAACCAGAATTTATGCAAAATAACTACTGCATCTTTTACATCAAAATGCGTTTGATGGCTGAACTGGTGTTCTGGAATATTCTTCCCGCAGAACTCTGCCATCTGGACTGACCGCAAAATCGTCGAGCCGGCGTGTCCCCATTTAGGGTGGCTTACGAATACAACTCGCATATCAATTCGTCGATTCGGTCAGAGCAGAGTTTAGGGATTAGTAACTGAATCTCAGCATCACTTAACTGCCACCACGGCTTTGCAAGTAATTTAGCAATCTGGTCATCTGAAAATCTTTTCTTGACCACGCGAGCAGGATTGCCTGCGGCGATGCAATAGGGCGGAACATCTTTTGTGACGACTGCCCTTGCGGAAACAATAGCACCATCCCCAATTTTCACCCCACTCATAATCGTGCAGCCAGAAGCTAGCCAAACATCATTACCGATTATTACATCGCCTTTTGTCTTTGGGTGGCCTTCGCCACTCCACTTCCACGGGCCAATGTGACCAAACGGATAAGTCGTTACCCAGTCCGTCCGATGGTCACCACCCAGAAAGACTGTGACGTTGTCTGCAATCGAGCAGAAGTCTCCTACATGGAGTTTTGCACCTTCACCCCATGAACGTACTTTGATGTTCTCTAGTCCGTAGCTGTGACGGGCCATTCCAACAATCTCGCTATTTCCAAAGGTGAAGTATCCATTATCTCTGGACATTTATCGTAACTCGGTAATCCGCCTTCTACTACGATGCCGGGGAATAGGTTGTCCAGATACTTGAGGCTACGAATCTCTTTTGCTCTATCAACCAGACCATGCTGGATTGCATGAGGATGGTATATCTCGTCGTCCCAATGCCTAGCGCATAACCCGACTTTCATCCCACAGGCCAGAGCGTACAGGACATGGCTACCCATGCGGCTAGTCAGCATATACGAGTATTCGCTGAATATCTTACGCAGCCTATAGAAACTTGTGATTTCCCAGACTCCGGCCCCAATCTCAAATGGTAGCCCGTAGTTATCTGCTAGCTTCTGGTCATTCCACGCGAGCAGTAGGGTCACATCCTGATTTCCCTTCGTGTATCCACTCACAGTCTCATGGACACGCTTTGAGAAGTCGCACCATGGATTGCTATGCGAAGGAACGTATAAGACTTTACCGTTCCTCTGGAGGTCGCCCCTAGGTTCATTCCACAGGAAGTTTGTGAATGGCAGACCTACCGCTTTTGATTCAGTGATTCCAGATACGACTGAAGCAATTTGTTCGCTTTGACACAACTCTTTAGAAAAAGACTTGAGGGCAGGGTCAAGAGCAAATGGAATATCTCTAGCTTCGAGTTCCCACCAAATCCACATATGCTGAAACCTGATTCGGTTTTGCGGGACATTAGTTAATCCAACCCTATTAGCGAGCCAACGGCCATAGCCGTAATACTCTACTTCATTGACTGTAGGAACTTCTTTTGTTCGCATTTCCATTCGTCTGAGAAGTCGCAGTTCTCATATTCGCTGAACCAAGGCCCACCCAGAGTGTAGTGCAGGGCATTGATGTTCGGATAGTTCCTCGGGTATACACCAACCAGGTAATTCCATCTTACTGAGAGACTGCCTATCTCATCATCCTTGAGCCATTTGAACTGGTGAAGGTATGACGGTTCTGCCGTATTTACGACTTCTGACGTTAATGCCTTAACGCTCGGATGGTCACAGTTGAACACCATGAAACTAGACCAATTCTTGCGCGGATAGATGGTTTGTTTGCAACCATCCATCTTTGTGTCTTCGCTCGGCGTGTAATCGTGCTTTACAACCGAGACTGCATTGCTTGGGTCTACTTCTTCCAAGACCTTGTGAATGTCGGTTAGGAATAGAAAGTCGCAGTCACAAAAGACTGCATACCCAGTTACCGCTAGAGTCGGAACAAGGAAACGAGTGAGTGAAAACTCAGTCGCAGCCAGAGAATCAGGCCCACGCCTATAAAGCCCATAATCTCGAAGGTTGCTTTGCACCACTGGAAAACAATCGACATTACTTCTTGAAAGTATTGAATAGCGGC